CAAAGTACTGTCCCAAAATCTTACTATCGAAGTCGTTCTCTTCGTATGGGTTTCGGCGGTCGACGGCAATAAACCGGCCGGCCCTACGGTTAGAGCTACCCTTAATTGTAAATAGGATGGCTGGGCCTCCGTACAGCGCCTGTCTCATAACCCGGTTTCGGGATTTAATTAAAACTCCTAGGTCATCTCCGTCAGTTGAGTGTAATAGCTGGACGTTTTTATTAGTCTTTTTAGTATTATTAATAAAAAACTCGGTATGTGGGCCGGAGGTTCCGCCCATCACCGTACCTGTAATAGTGTCTTTAAAATAATCATACATATTAGTGATGGAGGTCTTCTCATGGTAAAACTTAAACTCTCTAGTCTTTGCGTCATACGTAGTTATAGGTGAAGAAACTATATATGTCTGCTGATCTGACCCGGGCATTTCACTAAAAACGTAATTAGTGATCTCACTTATCCCTGGTAAGTGTACATTAATTTCAGGATTCGGTTCGCCTTCCGGGACTTTCGTGGATTGTCCGGAGTTTCCGCCGGTATCTACCTCAGCACTAATATAAAATGTCTCGTTTTGATAAACACCGGGCTTTCCGGTGGATTTATCGTACGCTCTACTAAAATAATAAGACAATGGACTTAGTGACCAAGTGTTGGAATACCTCTCTAAGCGTAAAATACTAGGCTGATTATCAGTATCATCACTACTCACATGCTTACTAAACATTGCCTCTAGATCATCGATTGCTTTAGAGTTCCCAGGCGTTGTGTAAAATACTGGTCGAGAGCCCGGGTCCCAATCCTTAGAGAACTTTGATCCCGGCAGAGCAGATTGTATAATATCCTTAATACCTAGACCGGAGCGGATTGTTCTCTCTTCGTTAGACATTTGAGATAGTGGTCGGTTATAAGCGGTCTCACCTTGGCGGATTGCGGCTTGACCGGAGTGCCAGTATAAATCTCTCTCAATTAGACGCTGACACCGTTTATCGTGAAAATATATTTTTTTCTTCTTCGAAGCAGTGGTTTCAGCTGGTAAATCTTCAATATGTGTTATTACAAAATCAAACGTCATGGAGTAGAACTCAGACTCTATCTTCTCTGCAGTCCCTAAGTCACTATCTAAATTGACATGCAGCTCAAACCGCATGTAATCTCGAGCATCGCCTCTGAACCTAAAAGTCTCTACCGGTATGCGTTCGAATCCTTCCCATCGCTCGGTCTGGCGCTCTATAGCGTCATGACTATTTTTCATGATCATATATCCTTTATGATAGAAGTCTAGGATGTTGTCCTCAATAATAAACTCTTCAAGGCTATTCTTTCTCACCTGAATGTACTTTCCATCCTCATTGTATATGATCAACGTAAAAAAGTACGAGCGATCGTCTAGAAGCTCCAGCTGCATACTATCGAAGCTGTTTTTGTATCCCGGTGATTACTCTACTAACATACTCCGGTTTTATTATTCTTATCTCTACACCAGGTGCTATAAACCGAGTAGGATCATCAATACCATTAGCTAGACATATTAACCACCACAAGTCCATAGTACCATATACTCTATAACTCAGCACAGTTAGTGGCATATTAGGAGGAACAGTCTCAACTTCATATATATCAGAATCTAGATCTTCCGGCAGTTGAATAGCTTGCAATATATTATACGTCTTATATTCCCCGGTCATATACATCCGGAAGATGGTCTCATAGCGGCGCTCTCCTAGTATACCAAGCCCCATCCGGTTGTAATATTTACCTAAGTCGATCATCGCCTCTTTCTTCCCTGTCTACCGGAAGATCTGTCTTGATCGGAAGATCTCACATCTTCACCCGGGTTGTGTTTACCGAAGATCATTGACGCTGGGGTAAGATCATATGCATGGCCGAGTGCATCCGTACCATTGAATCCCATATCTGAAAAACCATCTTCATCTACAGAGCTAGTATTTGCATTCATCATCACATTCTTTCCTTTTGTCATATGATGGAGCATGTTTTGCGATTCTCCGACTAGCTCAGTCAGGCTAATAGTAACCTGATACACATCAGGAACGATTGATGGTATCCTTAGTACACTTCCTTTTTTGTAATCAGTATATTCTGGGACTGATATTAGCATATTTCTCCGGGTGCCGATAAAATCTACGGATAATGAACTTATGTAAGCATATTTTGAGTACCAACACCCAGGTACGTGAGCCTCATATATGCACGGTGGCAAGATAAGATCTTTAGTCATCCGGTTTGGGGAGTTCTGATATACTAACAGATACAACAACTGCCAATTTCGCGAAATCGTTTCATCTGCGGTCATACCATTAAATGGGCGTGTGTTGGCTAGAGGGAAGGCGAATGAGTATGTTTTCTCTCTTCCAGGGAAACCGTAAAATTTAGACTGCTCTATGTATTGTCCGGGTGAAAGAAAGTTCAATCCACCGGCTTTACCTACATTAGCGACAATTTCCGATACTTGCTTTCCCATGGTGACCAGTCCGGATCCCATACCGCTACCGGTTTCTCCAGCATCAGTACCGAAAGAGTTCGCTAGTGTTTTCCAATTCTGTGTATAGTATGGCATAATATAACGGAACCCGGTTGGTTCGGTGGTATACATATTATTATACGGAAATAGCGAATCACCAGGTGGGACTGCGTTTTTCAAAGCGGATGCTTTTCCCGCCACAGTGTCGAGCGCGTTCATGAAGTTCGCAGTCGCGCCACCGGTTGCCATTTGCGACTCTCCCCCATCTTCAGTTTCTACGACCGCGGTCATTTTATCCTTAATTGTATTTTTCATGGAGTCTGGGATAAGGTTTCCTCCAACAGCAATATTGTTGGCGATTTGGTTGAGCATCGGATTTGCAGTTATGTCCATCTCAACTAGATCTATATACGGGGCTTCTTGGATCGCCGGTCGAGGAGAGTTGCTCCATGGGAATTGATCTTTTACGTTAATAAACGTTTCTTTATCTAGATGGCTCTTTATCAGACCTTCTGACATACTTGTACTAACATGATGCAGCTCCGGAGCCGCTCCGGTTTGCATATTACCGGAACCTTCCGGCTTTTTACTAACAATCTGAAATAGGTTTTTTTGGTACGACATCTTATGCGAAGTTTGTTATTCGGCTGCGGAATTGTGATAAGTCATTACTACCCGAGGTAGTCGGTACTACAGCTGCTTGATTGTTATTAGTGTTTATAACAGTCGTACCTTTGTCTTTTTCAGCAGCTTCCTTCACTGAGTCGGTCTGTGTTCTTCTGTCTTTATTACCAGAATCTACAAGGTCTAATTGCTGCTGTTGGTATTCGCATATTTTATCTAATTTAGCGATCATTTGCGAGTTTTGATCAATCAAGTCTTTCTGCTCCTTAGCGTTATCAGGCATCTTTACAGTATTCTTAAGTCTCGGGTCTTCCGCTTTTACCAGACCGGCTTGGCGGTGAAGATCCTCTATCTCTTTACCTTTGCTCTTCCTCCGGTCGGAGCTCCATTCTTTGAGCTTATCCCAACCTTGTGCGAATTCGCCCCACAACCATCCGCCTTTACGGTTTTCCGCAAGTTTTCTCTGCGCATGCGCCTTCGCTTCCGCGCGAGAGGGAGACTTGGATTCTGGGGCGGCGCCCTTTCTTTTGTCCCATCTCGCTCTTTCTTCTTCTGTTAATGAATCTTCCCCATATAGTTTGACGGCGAGGTGTTCGCCAGCAGTAGGTTCACCTCCACCTCCGGTTCGATTCTTTTTGTTATTTGTAGGTTCAACATCAGCATTTTCTAGTCGATCTTCTAGCTTACTAAACAATTTGCTCATCATAACTAATATATGATCAGCTTGTCCGACAAGCTTATTCCCAGACTCAACCAATGCTCCTCCATCCACTATTCCGCCGGTTGCTTTTTTAACTTCATCCTCACTATCATCAAACCAACCGGTTACTGTATCCCATAGATATTTTGCTCCACGAAGAGGCGGTGACATTTTTAATAAAGTATTGCCGGCATTTGCCCATGAGTCGAAAATTGATGTCTTGGCTTTTGATAGCCCTTCACCGGCGAGCTCTGTGCCTTTCTTCCAAGCGTCAGATGAGCCGACCATTTCTGCGGCAGAAGATACTAACCCTTCACCGGCTGCGAGAGCACCTTTTGCCATCACTTTACCAGCACCTAGCATGCTGGAAGCAGAGTCAGCAAGGGATGTGCTACTATCATGTATATCATCTCCAGACTTATCAATATACGACGTCGCATGAGGACTACCAAACAACCACCCGGTTGCGGAATCCAGTAAACTTTTTGCTCCTCCTACTAGCGCGCTTCCAGCATCACCAATTGCCCCGATTGGGTCGGTTACTAGCTTAGCAGCGCCATCCACTACTGAACCAATACCGTCACCGATCGCGGTCATTGCCCCGGATATAGTCTCTTGTGATACTAAACCGAACGTTAAACCACTTAATGCCCCGGCAGTTCCTTCCTTTGCCGCTGAAAGCAAGCTTCCGGATTTCTTGTATTCTTCCATCCCTGCAGAGATTCCATCAAAGGCCATAAACCCTAAGGCGGCGACTGGACCGGCTAACCGCGCGGCGCCTTTAAGAACACCTTTTGCAGCGCCCTTTAGCGCGGCTTTCTTACCGGCTTTCGCACCGGTCTGAATTCCCTTACTGGCTCCTTTGACAGCGTCATCCGCCGCGGTGGCGGCAGCCTTACCTAGAGTTTTGCTAGCAGCTTTCGCTCCAGCTTTGGATGCGGTTTTGGATGCTCCTCCTCCAAATAGCTTTCCAAACCCTCCCTTAATTCCCTTCCACCAGCCACCAACTTTACCAGCTAACCATCCCGCTCCTTTACCGATTAGACCGCCAAACCACGCACCGACTTTAAAAATTCCGGTGATTCCCTTAAACACTAGCTTAATACTACCCATTACAATTTTACCTAACAATCCACCGGCCCACATGAAGGCTTTAAACGGTAATGTAAATAATCCGGTGACGATTCCAAATAGGCCCATAATCGCTCCGGTTATCATAGGTAATAATAATGCTCCGAACCCGAGCAAGATCATTCCTAACCATCCCCAGAATCCCATCCCGTCATCTTCCGGAGCAGGTGGCCCGGATGCCGGCTCTTTCTTTCCAAATAATCCTTTAAGACCGGAGAACATACCACCAAATTGCTTACTAGCCTTATCATCCAAACCGGCTATCCAGACTGCACTCTTCTTCTCTTTAACTAATTTTTCGGCTTGAGAGGATTCATGATTTTCTGCGGATTGCTGAAGGTCAGACTCAGCGGTGCTAGCGACTTGCTCTAGCAGCTTATTACTACCCATAACAGACTTACCCATTTCGGATATTTTTGTCGCGGTTTCTTTCTCCGCTCCCGCCGCGGCTGCTGCTTCACCCACGCTACCAGGTCCGGTGGCTTGAGCGATTTGCTTAGCTAGAATTGGACCTATTACCTTCTCATGAAGGTTTCTTGTAGCTTCTAAGAACTTATTATCTTTAGGTGGTATGCCAGCCTTACCGGTCGGGTCATCCGCTGGGGCTTGAGGCGCTACAGTCTTGTGCTGATCTTTATTTTGATTAGCTAGATTCTGATTGAGCTTCCGGAATTCATCAGTAAGCTCATCAAAAGACTGTTGTTGAGTAGGATCCATAAAGGGTTATGTAAGTATTTATACAACAACCCTTATTCTAATGTAAATAAACTAGCGTCTAGTGGTAAATTTAATTCTTTACCATCTACAGTTATAGCAGTGAACTTCTCCTCATACTCACGACAATTGGATATAAACTTTACAATCTCCTGTGTTACAGATACAGGTAACATCTCTACTAACTTTATACATTGTACCGCCGGGATATCGGCAAATCGGATCGAATTGACCTGCGTATCTCCAGACAATTCCGGTGAAGTCGTCTTGTACTGAATACTATTAATGAATTTAGCGACTTCAAATACGAACATCTCACCGATGTTGTTACTTACCTGCTTCATATCTCCAACCTTCGGCGACTTTACGACATGTGAGCAAGCTAGCATAAACTTATCATCAATGTCTAGAGTTGGGATTGCTAGATTTATTGTTATATTCCCGGAGGATACTTTCTTCTTATACATTAAGGTATTCTCGGTATTGAATTCAACGGATCGGTATTTGTCTATAATATCAGGTAAATTAACATCAACAGCAACTTCTTCGATGCTACCCTTGTATGTTGTGCCGATATTTTCGTTTCTCATCGCGATGATGATGGCTGGTTTATCAGATACTAATATATCGCTACTACCGGTGCACTCTTTGATAATCTTATTAATACACAGATTAAATGTTATACTAGTGGCGGTTGGATCGATAGAAGACTTTATAATGTCTTTCTGCTTTTTAATATTAATGGGCTTGACAGTAGTGTCCTGTTGCAGTGACGGGACAAAAATCTGAGACTCGCAGGTCTCGTTTACCTTATCTAACTCCTTTAATATGTTATTATAGCTGCTCATCACTTAATATTTAATACACAGTTGTAGAAATACAAGTCTATAGGTTCGGCGCTACCGGATTTCCGATAGGTGCGGGTGCACCACCTTGATTCGCTTGTTGCTGCTCCTGCATGGCCTTCTCCTGCTCCTTCATCTCTTCCTCATATAAATCTAGATACATCTTAACTTCTGCAAACGTACTAGAGTGGACAAATTCTCCAGAGAATTTTAAGCGTTTTACTAAAATGTATATAATTTGATATATAGATTTGAGGTTTTCAGTATAACATGTCATCAAGAAGCTAATTAATGAGTTATCGAACATATTAACAGTGAATTCTTCGGTTTCCGACGAATCTACATAAGGGTTAACCTTCTTAAACATAACCACTTCTCCGTAGGATTTGTTAATGTCTTTGATATATGATATAACTCGCGGCAATACGGTCGCTGGGAGCGAGTCTATAATATTTCCCTTCTCAGTGTCTGTCATGTCAACGAAGTTATAATCGTCTTTCCCTATCCTAATATTACTAATACAGCTAAGAAGGAGTTCATGCTCGCTATTGGTTGACAGGTTCCGAGGACAACCGAGCGTAAGACTCACATTATCTGTCACTTTAATCACTCGTGTATACTTCTCCGTTATATTGTCAATACTCTGTAATATTTGTATTATATTAACTCGTGACGTGTATTGCTTTTTACTTGCCGAGTCTTCAAATGTTAAGGATAGATATGGGCCGATACAAACAGACCGGACGGTGCACAGTATAAAAAACTTATCTAATCGTGTTAACTTTTTATAAATGCTTTTTGTGACTCTCGACTTAATTATATCCTCAAAAGCGTCGACAATTAGCTCGTCATCTTTATTACTGATGTATTTAACTATGTTAATATAACTCTGAGTACTCAGCTCAGTCATATTTACAAACTTATCTAATGTGGGCAAGTATGCCTTGTATTTAAATGACATATATTATTACTCGCCGCCTTTTGATCTAGAACCGCCGGTTATGGCTCTAGCGGCTTTCTTTGCATCATCGACTACCGAACCAGCATCTCCGATTGTCTTTCCTCGCGTATTCGCGGTCTTCGCTTTCGGCATGCCTCCACCTAATGTCTTGTGCGAGCCACCGGACTTTCCAGGTGACATCTTACCAAAGCTCTTATTTAAATCACCTAAAGCTCCTATCTTGCCCTTAACTCCTTTTGCTTTACCTACCCGCTTAAATGAAGCGGCGAAGCCGCGGGCGTTTCTAGCTAGCTTACCTAGGTTCCGGAGGGAATTCCGGATCTTATCTAAAGCGCTTCCAGGTGGAGGTGGAGGTGGCTTACATGCGTCACCTTTGCCTCTCTCCATACATAAATTTCTAACCGGTACAGCTTTCCACCGAGTTTCGAACGTTGCTCCAGGAGTGTTGAAGCTTTTAGAATATCCCTCTCCTTGCGGACCATATACCTTTAGCTTTGCTTTCATCTCATCAACAGACAGTTGTTGGTTCTCTCCCCACTTTAAAGCGGTTGACATGCCCTCATATCCAGCGAGTGCTCCACCGGTGGAGTTCGCATAATTCCGGTTTGCCGACGCACTGTTTTGCTTTTGTAACTGCGTTTTCATCTTTTTATGAAAGCCTTCGGATATATTTTTCCAATGATCACCGCTACCACCAGTACCGTTATACCACGTTTCTAATACTTCAGATACATTCAATGCGGTCGAGCCTCTTTGGTGGTTCGAGCCTGCGCCATTTCGGACCGTGTAGTGAGTGTATGCCCAAGTTATGTTTCGAGTTAACATACCTTGATCTGGAGCGTATGTTAAGTCAGAAGCATCCATCCGGATAGGAGATGCGTTATAGAATTTAAACTGCTTTCTCTCAATTATAGTATTCTCTTGAGGACTCACTGATGGTGGTCTAGCAGTCCTATCAGGTGGAGCGATTATGTTTTCATCTACTTCTCTACCAATTGTTTTAGCAAATTGAGAAATTATTATATTACATTTGAGATTCGCATAGTCCTGTCTTGCGACTTGACCGAAGTGCCCTGTTAATATTATCCATGGACGTATAACAGTATCAACAAAAGATGTATTACCTTCATATGCTTGCATTGTCAATTCTTGAGGTTCTAGGCGCTCGTTACCATGCAGTATCGGTAATATACCACCTCTACCCTCTACACCAGCATACCCGACACTTACTTGCTCCCCGGGGATGTTGATGCCCTGTATTAGCATGCAGCCTTGGTGTGGATTGTTGGAGTATGCGTCGGTTGCAAAGTAATTGACGTCCCGGTGAATGTTCCACTCTTCTCCAGCGTCTGCGCTTTGGCGGGAGCCATGAGCGACGTTAGTACTCTCAAGTCCATGTATACCTTTTATTCCTTGTGATGCTAAAGCGAAAGGAAAGGGGCTCAGCGCGCGACCAGGGGTTCCGTCGAGAGGTAGGTTACTCTCAAACCGCACTAACCATAAGTACTGAGCTGCCGGGGCGGTTGCCCACCTAGACAGAGACTCTAGAAACAAAGCTGGCGACAGTACTAAGTCAGTACCTGGGAGGTTTTGTATTACTCTTCTATTGGACATCTAATAGTATTTATTAGATGTATGAGTTTCTCCACCGTTATCCGGTTCTACGCCAGAAATGATAGGATAGATTGACTTGAAACTCAACTGCATTACCGGTTCCGCCAATATCATATTGTATATCACCAACAGTTGTAGGGAAGCAGCCAATCAACTTGTATATAGCAGTAGTCTCAAACTGAGAATCCAGTTGAACTAGTTCAACGTAGGCAGATTCTCTCGGCATAAAATAATCACCTTGACTTGTTGAGTCATCAAATGTTTGGAAAGACCACTCTTCCATCAACTGACGAATTCTAGAATTCACATCACAATAGAAGTTGGCTTGGAAGTCTCCACTATATTGAGCAGCGCCTGGAAGGCGGAACTGAAGGCCCATATAAGGAACATCATGACTGACAATAGTACGGGTTGGTATTTGACCTCCCTTAACGTATACCAGGTCATCCTCAGAAAAAGTTACGGCAGATGATCCACCAGGGTTAATACTTAATACACGGAATTGGAAATCGCGAGCAAAATCTCTTTCCTGTGCTACTCTATAAAAGTCGGTTATGGTTTGTTCTAATTTTGCCATTGTATAATTATTTAATAAGAGGTTAGTGTTTTTACGCTATCAGTTCGCTAAAATCTTGACTAGTCCGGGTTGCGTAGAAGTTACATAAGATAAACTCGGCGCTACGTACTGGTTTGAGATATATATCTACGACCATCTCGTTCTGATCAATAACATCAGGTGGATTATTTCGATCGTCACACACAATCATGTAATCGTACAATCCTTGTGTTTGTTTGATCCGTTCAAATATTGGAGTCAATACGTTGATAACCTGTTGACGTGTAAATAAAGTATTTGGCTCAAATACAAAGTATTTGATAGTCTGACGGACTGCTCGTTGAGCGTATAAGAACATCCGGCGGACGTTAATACGATCGAACGCACTAGGCTTCGACTGCAATGTCTTTTGACCGAAGATCACAAAGCCATCGTTAGGGAACATCGCGATTGGATTAACACCAATCTTATACATCTGATCCCTGTGTTTTTGTTTCGGCATCCAAGCGACATCATTGACGTTGTTTAGAATACCTCGCGTGAATCCTGCCGGTGCCCACCATGGTTGGAAGTTAGAATCTGTATTAGCCATGGAAGCGGCAATGAATCCGGAGGGTGGAACCCATACTTGTCGGTTACTTGCCGGGTCAGCGACCTTACACCAGTTACCGTAAGTACATGCATACGATGTATTAATGGTACCGAACAAGTGACGTAGCGGCCAGTATATATGCTTCGAGAAATACCTTCCGGAATTTTCTTGCAATACGGTAACGTCTTTACCTTGTACGTAGATGTACCTTAGATTGTCTAGGACCGCGATGCAATCCTTTCTCAAGGTTTGACAGAAATTAGTAAATCGATTCGCGATAGTCCGGTAATGCAGCATGTTGTCATCAGCTTGCTGTATTTGCGTTTTATATAGTTGATCGATGTCGTGGTATTTCTCATCATCAAATCGTTGACCAGCTCCGCCGCCTTTCGTCCCTACATATACTGTACCTAGTCCAGCTTCACAAATGATGTCTAACGGATACAGATCTAAATTTTCTGCAACTTCGAAAATCCTATCTAGCTTTGCCGGAATGTTTCCGGTTTCTCTAGAGGTACCGTCTGCAACAGTAAATGCTCCATGGGCATACATGTTCTCACCATGTGCTAGTTTCCGGATTGGTTCAGTAGCACCGCTAGGTAACAACCGGACGTTTCCAGGAAGTTGAGGCGCGTCGAGGACTTTCCGTTGCAAGGCTCCAACATACTCGTATAAGTCGACTCCTTCTGCATCATCTAAAAATGTATTATCGAGATAGTCTTGCTTACTAGCATAATTAGGCTCTCTCTTGTTGGTCACTATGCGCATTTTCTTAGTAACTTCCTTCTTCTCGTTGTACCAATCTCCACCATTCTTGCTGATGTTAGGATTGACAATAACACGGAAGCTCTTTGCTTCGGAGGTCTCATCCTCTACATAAAACGATGTCGCTTCTCCACCTTCTTGTAGATACTGTTGACCATAGAAGTTACAAGAACCAATATGTGCTTCGGTTAGTACGTAATCTAGTTTAGTAATATCTGGGTTCATCGTTGATGGACGAATCTTAAATACACCAATGGATAGCACGTCGCTAAATTGTTGATTGTTGAGATCAAATGGAGATACATTCTCCATTACCTCACTGATCGAACCACCTAAGCCGGTGGCTTCGGCGGAAAGAGCAAAGTTAAGACGGACGTCAGGAACGTCTGTATAATTACTACCTCTCATTGGCGCAGTAATCTTATTAAAGCCTTTCATTTCTAAAAAGCCGTCAAAATCTGTTGCGGGGTTCAAATTCGTATTATCAGCTATTCCTAGGTAATACCCTTCGAACTTCTCATTAATTGTTAGCTTCTGAGTGTTGAGCATGATAAGTCCCATGCCACCTTTCTTTCGTCCACCACCAGGTTGTGGTACACCGTATTCAAGCTCATCATAATCCTTCCACTCTGTGACATGACCGGCTACGTCTCCGTAATCAATCCGGTTT